ATGGGTGATAACAATATATCGGTAAAACAATATATTATTTATTCGGTTATGAATGATTTAATTACTGGTGGGCGAGACTCTTCAGTTTTAAACGTTCCTGTATCTTTATCCCCGAAAAACTCCACCATAGAGGCTATAAAACGCTTGATTGATGATATAAGAGATTATTTTTATAAATCAAAGTATCCAACAAGAGAATTTCTTTTGTGTTATGGTTTAGAATTAAGAGAAATCGAGCAATATCCTATTGAATTAGCTATAAGAATGGATTCATGTGGTTTTTTAATATTTGATAGTAAACTCTCTTGTCAGGTTGTCGATACTTTAAATTCAGCAGTTGCATTGTACCATGTCGGAATGCGTAATCACGCAGACAAACTTACTAGGGTTGGTGTTGAGTTATTGCTTAATGACTTTTTTGAAGAAATTATATCGAACCATGAAAAAGATAAAAAATAAAAGATGCTTTATCCTTATCACAGAAAGAAAAAGCGTGCAAACCAAGAAATCATTATTACAATGAAGTTATGCACGTAATTAAACTAACATGGGAAAAGTACCCTAAAGCCAGTAAAACAGGTTTATTGAACGAGCTTTCTGTTTACTATCATGGGAAAGTAAGTAAAAACACTCTGGATAAATGGATTAAAGAATCAGGAGCACAACCACCAAGACCTGATAAATATTCTTCGTTTGAACTTGTTCACCCCCAATAGCTGGCTAGTGTATCTTAATAGCTGGCTATTAAGGCTAAATAACTGGTAACCTCCCCACAGCAACTGGCTATTGGGCTAAAAACAAAATACCCATTGATTGATATTTATCACCGTTGTTACTTAGAAGTACACGGTGATAGATATGAATTTAAAGAAATCTGATTTATCAACTGACCGCCTTACACGTGCTGAAGCTGCTGCCTACCTTGGCGTTAACAATCAAACGCTGGCGAACTGGGCCTGTACTGGCAAGGTAAAAATCCCTTTCCATAAGCTGGGGCGCAAAGTGCTGTATATGCGCACTGATCTCGATGCTTATCTTGCATCCACTCGCAGAACGCAGACAGTGTAAGGGGGAGCGATGCACATAACAAAAAGCGCCTCGTTGCCGGAGCGCCCTTGCGAACAATTAACCTACTGCGCAAAAAATGAATCTGTGCAGGGGGATTATATCAACCATGTAGCGAAGCGCCACTATTGCCGGATAACAGGCAAAGAAAAGGCCACCCGCTACGGTGGCCCCTCGACACAAGCTACACGTTATCCCCAACGCATGAGCATTGCCAACAATGCCACATTTGCAGCTGGTGGGCAATGTGATCAGTGTGCTGGCTTGCTGGTGGGCTATTCCTGCTCTTTAGCATCACCATACTGCGATGTTTTCCAAGTATGCGATCCCATTTTTGTGCGCCTGTACTCTTTTAAGAACTTCTCAAGGACAAACGCACATGGCGCAAATCTTTCCTGTTCTTGTTCGCTTACCGTATTTTTGCGTTGTTTTTTCCTGGATGAGGATAATTTCTTTAATGATTTGTCAGTCATCGTAGATACCTGTAACCCTATGCACCACAGTTCACCGCACCACGGCGCTGGTGATGGTTACTCCTGCTCTTTGGCCTTGCGCCGCTGGCGGCGTTTGATCTCATCAAGGATTTTTCTTGGTAAGAAGCCTGCTGGTTTATTCTCTGGTAGAGAAAGTTTGTTATCGGTCTGCTTTTCAGTCATACATCAACCTTTGGGTTCTATACCGCGCCGCTTTAGTTCAGCGCGCCCCAACTCTTTAAGCCAGTTGGCAAGACTTACTCCATCGTTACTGGCTTCGTTATCAAACTGCTCCTTCAATTCAGGGACTATACGCATATGGAATGGTGGGGCCTTTCCTGTGCCTTTTTGTTTTTTATCGCGCTTAATAACTGTTGACATGTGTACACCTATGGCGTTATGTTTTGGTTCGCTAGGTGTACACCTTAACACGTGTACATCAAAAAACGCAACGCCCCGCAGTGGTGGCACACATGCAGGGCGTCTAACCACCAACGATAACGATAGTATCGAGGTAGCTATGTTAAATCATACCACACACACGCAAGGGCGGGACTCGCACAACCTGAATAAATACATCTGGCGTTTTATCGCCCTGAGTACGGCACAACCGCGCGTGATTCACATCGTGGCCACCAGCGAACAGGAAGCACGCCAGCAATCCCCGGCTGGCTGCGTGATGGTATTCGCCGCCCGTATTCGTCAGGGGGGGTGCCATGCCTGATATGTCAAATTACCAGTACCTGATTAATCCGCATTTTAACTGTGAGCATGATATTGCTAAAAAGGTTTATTCCGCTGCGGATGGGGCTACTGACAATATATCAATGGGTATTGCGTCAATTGGTAGCCTGATGTGGCATGCGTCAGAAAATGAGGACTATGACGAAAAGGCTATGCGCATTGATATGGGTAATATCGGTTTGTTACTGGCAATGCTTGGGCAGTTTGATATTTCGTTACGGTGCACCATTGAAAATGCCACAGGTGCATTAAATGCCATAAAGAAAGCGAATACTGATTCAAATCGGGGATAAATAATCGTGAGAACATATTTATCTGGCTTGACTGCCAGTGGTTATGCACACCCCAAAATTATCCCCGGCGCTATTTATCTGGATAAGAACGGTAACAGAGTAACGGTAAAAGAACTGATGTTTGACCGTGTGTATTTTATTCGTGATGGCTATTCATTTCATAGTTCGCTGAACGTGGAGATCTTTATTAGCAGATTCAGGCGGGAAATCCCGACTTCCAGAAATAACCATGTGTCACGTGTGGATGTGGATAAAAAACTACAGGAACTGAAAAACATGATTGCCGCGTGGAGAGAGCAGAAATGAAAAAAGCGCCAAATTTAAAACACCAGCCGCGTGACAAAATGACGGAAGTCATCATTTTTGCGGGTAGTGATGCGTGGGCACATGCGAAGCAGTGGCAGGAACAGGACGGGCGACTGGCTGGCGATAACGTGCCACCTGTCTGGCTTGGAGAGCAACAACTTGACGAACTGGACAACCTGCAAATCGTACCAGACGGACGCTATCGCGTGCGTTTCTATCAGGCGGGGTTATTGCGTCCGGGACTTGTTAATACCATCGGGCAGAAACTGGCAGCGGCAGGTGTCAGGGATGCTGATTATTACCCTGAAGGAATGCACAGCCAGAAACGGGAGAACTGGCGCGAATATCTGGAACGTGAGCGGGGAGAGCTGGCGGAAAAGAAAAAGGTAGTTGAACTGCCTGTAAAGAAAAAAGAGCGGGTAAAAGACGATAACGCTTCATCACTGGCGCTTAACCAGATGGGAGCAAGTCAACGCGGCGAAGTTCTCCTGGCACATTATGGCGGTGAACTGGCGATTCATGCCGACTCTGACACTGTTCACCATTACAACGGCGTTGTATGGGAGCCGGTTCAGGATAAAGAGTTACAGCGTGCTATGGCGCAGATTTTCATTGATGCGGAGATCAGCTATTCGCAGAACGCCATTAAATCGGCGGTCGATACCATGAAGTTAAGTTTGCCTGTAATGGGGAATACAGCCCGTAACCTGATTGGATTCAGTAACGGGGTATTTGATACCAGAACAGGTAATTTTCGGGAGCATAACAAAAACGACTGGTTGTTAATTGCCAGTGAATTACCTTTCAGCCCACCAGCAGAGGGGGAAACGCTGGCAACACATGCGCCGAATTTCTGGAAGTGGTTACGCCGTTCGGTGGCTGAGAATGACCGCAAGGCGGATCGCGTACTGGCTGCATTATTCATGGTGCTGGCGAACCGGTACGACTGGCAGTTATTCATTGAGGTAACAGGTCCAGGGGGAAGTGGTAAAAGCGTGATGGCGGAGATTTGCACCATGCTGGCGGGTAAGGCCAACACAGTATCGGCAAGCATGAAGGCGCTGGAAGATGCAAGGGAACGCGCGTTAGTGGTTGGCTTTTCGCTGATTATCATGCCGGATATGACCCGCTACGCTGGTGATGGGGCAGGGATTAAGGCCATTACAGGCGGTGACAAGGTGGCAATTGACCCGAAACACAAAGCCCCCTACTCAACGCGTATTCCGGCAGTAGTGCTGGCGGTTAACAATAACGCCATGTCATTCAGTGACCGCAGCGGGGGGATCTCACGTCGTCGGGTGATATTCAATTTTTCGGAAGTTGTACCGGAGAACGAACGCGATCCAATGCTGGCGGAAAAAATAGAAGGTGAGCTGGCGGTAGTGATTCGCCATCTGCTTACACGGTTTGCTGACCAGGACGAAGCCAGACGCCTGTTATATGAGCAGCAGAAATCTGAAGAAGCACTGGCGATAAAGCGAGAGGGGGATTCGCTGGTGGACTTCTGCGGCTATCTCATGGCGTCGGTAATGTGTGATGGCCTGTTAGTGGGTAATGCTGAAATTGTGCCATTCAGCCCACGCAGGTATCTCTATCATGCCTATCTGGCTTATATGAGGGCACATGGGTTTGGTAAACCTGTAACACTGACGCGCTTCGGTAAAGATATGCCGGGGGCAATGGCGGAATATGGCAGGGAGTATATGAAACGGAAAACGAAGCACGGTTTGCGTTCAAACGTGACACTGACGGAGGAATCAGAAGACTGGATGCCATCATGTGTATCGGTCACTAATGACGATAGCAAAAATTAAACTTATGGAATAACTGTTCACCACTGTTCACCCTGTCATAAATATCTTTTATATCAGTATATTATAGGGTGAACAGTTATTTATGAACTGTTCACCAAACTATTCACTGTTCACTTTTTTGATTGTTTATTGAGCTTCAAGGGTGAACAGTGGTGAACAGTTGGTGAATAGTTTTTGTGAAACTGTTCACCCCTTAACATTATGAATTAAAAGAGAAAATATCAAAAGGTGAACAGGTGAAGGGTTAAAATGCAAAAATTTTAATTTACTGCTGTGAGATAAAGCCTATGACAGCGAAGCACACAAAAAAATCACAATCGCACGCCCTTGATTTGACGGAACACTGGTTAAGGGTGTCGATAAAAATCATCGACCGCAACGCCGGGGAAGGATATGCGAAAGCACATCCCGAACTGATTAGCGCCTTCATGACAACGGCAGCTGCAAACTTTGCCGCGTTGACAGAACGGGAGATTGCCGAAGCGGAACAGGTAACAACCATCAACGTTAAAACCGGAGAGCAGACAGCATGACAGCACAGATAGCGGCTTACGGGCGGCTGGTGGCTGACCCGCAGTTAAAGACCACCAGCAAGGGTACACAAATGGCGATGGCAAGTGTGGCGGTCCCCCTGCCGTGCAGCCAGGCCGATGACGGAACGGCGACGATGTGGTTATCCGTCCTGGCATTTGGCAGACAGGCAGACGCACTGGCCAGACACCACAAAGGCGAACTGGTGAGCGTGGCGGGTAACATGCAGGTAAGCCAGTGGACAGGCCAGAACGGCGAAACGCGGCAGGGCTGGCAGGTTATCGCAGACAGCGTAATCAGTGCCCGAACTGTGCGACCGGGCGGCAAAAAGGCCAGCAGGGGCAGGCTACTGATGCACTGAACAGAGCGAAACAGTATGCAGGGCATGGCGTACCTGATGACAATAACGCCGGTGATTTTGATGATGACCTGCCCTTCTGAGGCAGGTCATCACACAGGCAGTAAGCAACAAGAAGTAAGATGCAAGAGAGAAAAAAATGATAACACTGACACTGAACCACAAAAGCGGGGACATGAAAAGCCGGAGTGGAAAGCCGGACAAAACCACATCGGCACATAAAGTGATGCCCGGTAATCAGAAGAAGGCTCAACAGCACAATAAACAGAAGTCCACAGAAGCGACACCGTGGCGGCATATGACCAGACGCCAGCGCAAAAACCGCCGACGGGTTAACCGCCTGATTGAGCTGTGGCCTGACCTGTTCAATAGGGAAGCACCGAAGCCGCTGAAGGTGGGGATATTCGACGACATGATGCAGGATATCGCTACCAGGGGGATGAAGTTCGGACTCGGTACATTACGTGCGGCGCTGGCATCTTATGCGCAGTGTCCGCGCTATTACCGTGCCCTGGTTGCTGGTGGAGCACGTTACGACCTGAAAGGCCAGCCTTGTGGCGAGGTGACACCATCGGAACAGCAGGACGCAGAAATACGACTGATGGCGCTGAATGAAAGGTGCAAACGTCAGCGCCAGGCAGCAAAGGAGAAACCAGCCGCATGATTCATGACAGTAAGGCGGAAGAGCTGGAGGCTAAGGGACTGTACCGGAGAGCAGCGGCCCGATGGGCTGAGGTGATGCGGCTGGTGAACACTGATAAGGAACGAGAGCAGGCGGCAAAACGTCGCGCGGAATGTATCCGTAAGGCAGCACGCCCACCCGTGAAGCTGGATCAGTACGGTGATGCAAAAGCCGCAATAAGCCGGACGCAAAAGGAAATGGGACTGCATCAGCCCAACGGCAGCGCATTCAGGAAATGGACGGGCGACTGATACCCCCACTCCGTCAGGCATATCACGACAAAGAAACAAAGCTACAGGGCCGGATCTGACATCTGGCCTTTTTTATTGCAAAAAAAACCGCCAGAGAGCTGGCGGTCGTTAAAGGATGACGGTTGCAAAAACACTGAAACCCCGTTCCTGATTAATATTACATTCGTGTTTCATTAATCGCAATAATGAGTGCTATCATTGCAATATGTGAAACAATAAACACTATCGGGGTTATCACATGAAAGCAAAAAACGTAAGGGCCGTACTTCTGGCCCGTGAACAGATAGATCGCCTTGAACGGATCCGCAACGACGAAGCGGCACGTTCTGCCTACGGTATCAGGCCAACCATTCATGAAGTGGCAAGAAAACTCATTGATGAGGCGCTGAATAAAGGGGGGCGCAATGCCTAATCGTTTGTTGCAATATCTGGGGGCCGGGAGAATTTCGCACCTTCTAGATGGCGGGGGAAAATCCGAAAAAAATCAAAAAACGCCTCATCGGGGCCATCAACGGCAATCCGCAAGCAAGTATCAGACCGCAATAATGCAGAAGCTACAGACAAAAAGGAAAACAACGTGAAAATGTCTTTTTTACATCTCAACAAGGGCCGAAATGTTGGTGCGGACAATTCTGGCGATACCGTTAATCAGCCTGATGTTCCTGACATCAGCGAAGTAAAGGGCGCTGAATCCCTCTTTCGCAGCAACGAGCCTGAACCGTTACCCAAAAAACACACACGGGAACATAACGTTTCCGTTTCGGAGGAAGCAAAAAGTAATCCGGTTCTTGCTCTCCGACTTCTGCGGACAACCGACCTGAAATCATCCGCCATCATCAAAAAACTACGCGAAGAACCCGAGGCTATTACCGCTTTCACTGAACGGCACATGACAGAGAATTCACCGGAATGGGAGTTCGTCAGCGATGAAGACAAAGCCCGTCAGGCGATGATTTATTCGATGGTTAACGATGACAGCAACGGCTATAGTTCCGGCAAGACCGCAGCGCTGAAAGTGCTGGATGGAATGCGTGACAACTACATAACACAGTCTGAGTTTGATCTCTCGCTGGCGCTTTACAGGGAAAACAACCCTGAAAGCCGTCGTATAGAGGCCAAAAAACTACAGGAGGAATATGCCCGAAAAGCTGCCTGCGAACACGTCAGATACCACCAGGAACTGAAAAAATCGGACAACAGGTTTCACCGGATGACCTGGATGAAGACAAGGTTTACGAAGCCATGAAGCAAAGGTACGCAATATGATATCCAGCCAGCGCCCAGATGAGCAAAGCCCTTTTGCCATTGCGTCGCCGCCTTATTCAGGCGGCCCCCTCAGTGGCTGGCAATACCATTCAGTCGCACAGGATGACGAGCATGAAGGCGGGCTGGCATCCGTCAGAAAATCAAATCCGGCGCACTGCATAGCCACGCATCCGAAGGCAAGGCATAACCCTGTCCTGGCCTTTCATCTCATTCAGTCGGGGGCTAATTTTGCTTATGCAGACAAACAACTCAATAACAGTCCCCGCAAACTTTCCGGCTTTACGGATCGTTTTATGGAACGACGGGTGAGCGGCTGGGAACTTTTTTCAGATGAAGAACGCAACCTTGCAGCCTTTGCCCGTTCAACATCATTCAACGACGATAACGGCTATATGGCCTCCATGCGTGCCGCGGAAAGGGCACTACAGCGTTATGTTATCCCGTTAACGCTTAACGAGATGGTCAGGAAAGCCAAAGCCCTTTATGACGATCAGCATCAGGCACAGATTGACGCAGGCCACCAGAGACTGAAACAGATGTTTGAGAACATGGGATATACCTGGACACCACCGGAAGATCAGAAAGAACCTGACGGTGAAGTAAACAGAGATCCCCAGTATACAGGTGTTTATTTTCGGGATATGAGTACAGGAATATGAGCAGATACAGAAAAAACAAAGTTGTTGCCTCCGGCCTTGCTGAAAGCTGGATGCTTACGGCGAAAAAAGTCACCGAGCGCGTGTTTGGTGAAGGGTATGCGAAAGCACATCCCGAACTGATAACCGCATTCATGGCAACGGCGGCGGCAAACTTTGCCACACTGAATGGTCGTGAGGCAGCCGAAGCGGCGGAGCTTGTCAGCATTAACGTGAAGTGTGACAACGGCACGCTGACTGATGAACGGTGTTGAGTTCGCAGGGAAGGATAATATAACCCCCATGGGGGGTAACGGGTCCTTCCTGAGCGAGTTATTGCACGGGCATTGCGCGAGCGCGGTGTTTCACTAGTGTAAACCTTCCGAATTTGATTTACACTTTACACGTCCGAAACTCCCCCGCAAGCCGCGCCATCTCTGGAAAAATTAAATTCCACGCGATGAATTTGATTTACACTTTTGATTTACACACTGGCAGGAGGTTTACACTTTATGCGTAAAGAATCAGAGCAGCAGCATTCCCACATACACGAGATGATCCGGAAGCACATTGCAGAGCTGGAGAAGCGGACGATGGCGGAGTTTGAACGCTGCCTGAAAGAGAGTGCGGCTTCATCGTTTCAGGTTAATCGCCATGCGTGATGATGTGATGCAGGCACGGGCGGTGCAGGTTCTCGCCGACGTGCTCGCGTCCGGCATTCCCCCCGTGGAGGAGTCCCGCAGGAAGCGGGAACACTGGGCGGCAGAACTTGCGCATACTGAATTACTGGTAAGGCAAAAGAAACTCATCACTTATGCTGAATGGATTGATGCAACAGCAACATCATACATTGCATTCAGAAACAGGATGATGGCCATTCCGGCAGAGCACGCCCCCCGCCTGTACAACATAGCGCAGAGCGGAGATCGTAAAGCCTTTATCGATGCCCTGACAGAGCTTACCGAGGAGGCGATGAGCAATATCGACACCCCTGAGCGCATCAGGGAAGCCATCACGCAGGATAAACGACAATGATGATGAGCATTGCCGACTATGCCCGCCATGCAGGCGTTACCCGCACCACTGTCTACAAATGGCTTAAGGCCGAACCTTCCCCCCACGCAAAGACGGTAAAATCTGCGTTAAAGAGGCCGACGACTGGCGGCGCAGAAACATCGATCATGGCGACCAGCGAAGAACCAACGCCCGCAAAGCATTAAACGCACGTGAAGAAAAGGTTATGCAGGCTGTCAGGAAGGCAACGGAAGACAGCGACCATTACCGTACACTGGAGGAATCAAGGGCACTGCGTGAGTGTTGTGCGGCGGAGATGATGCGACTGGAATGCAGGGATTTCGAAGGTAAGTTTATCTCCCCTGATTACATGATTGAGCGCATGACCAGCGAGCGCGACGGTATACACAATACAGTAATGGAAGAACTCAACAAACACACATCACGGCTTTACCGCCTGGCTGGCAAGGTGTCGATTATTGAGTTTGCGGAAGAACTGAGGTGTGTCATTTACGATGCGCTGTATCGTGTTGCTTATCGTGAAAGATAAGGCCAGTAAGATTTTTAAAGATGTAACGCCCTGAAAAAGCGGCCCATGAGGCCGCAAATGATCCTGAGCTTTATACGGGTTATACAGCGTATAACCGTAGCAATGGTTACCTGGCTGAGCATTGTCTGACAATACGGAGGCATTGTTTTTTTGTGAATTAAGTCACACTTTTGATTACCCTGTACACTCCGTACGTATTACGTACGCACCTACACCAGAGCAAAAAGATTGAGGCTGGCAAAAGCATCACGGAACGGGAAGAGCACCATGCCAACGGCCCGGCGAAATGGCGCAAATCCCGCGCAAAAAAACACGAATCCGTTATCCACTTACATGATGGCTTTATGCGTTCTGCGTTGTGCTGGTGGGCTGCACAATCATTATGATGATGCAGCTATTACCCTGCCACACAAAAGGGGCGGTGATTATCGCCTCCCCTTCAGAGCGGCCCGCCACCAGAACAAACACCACAGACGGACTTCGCCTTCCTTGTGTTAACCACCACAATTACAACATTGTTTCCCCATCACCACGGAGGCTGTGACAATGACCGAAGCCGAAATGCTCAAAATGATTCGCCGTGTTGCCGGAATCAGACCACCAGCAGGCAAACAGGAGGCCACGCAGCCGGACAGCGTGATAGCCGAAAATTACGCGCGTGTGGTGGCGGAGGTGATGCGCCGTGACGGTATTGAGCTTAACGGCGTGGATATGCGCGACATACGAACCAGAGTTCTGGAGTTGTTGTCATATCGTCGCCGCGTGCAGATGTACCGGGAGAGCGAGAAAAAGACTTACCAGTGGAAGAAGCCGGAACGGTTACGGCGGTAAGTTATTGGTTAAATGGCTCCTCAATTTTGAGGATGGTAGCTGGTGGCGGTAAGTCGTTGATTAAGAGGCGGCTCAAAATTGAGCCGGGGTGCTGGTGTCGGTAGCCCCATGAAAGGGGCTTTGAAGGGGATGGTTATAATGACCATCCCTTTTGTGTGGCAAGGTGGTAGCTCCATGGTCAAAATGACCACGGAGGGGAGAACCGACTATCTCAAAGATAGTCAGACCTACGAAATTTTCGTATCACCTGATATCGTGACAGAGAGTGACAGACCGTGACAAACAGACGGCCTTATCTGGTTACTGTCGGATGGTTATTGGCAATGGCCCTGATAACTGCCGTTTCTCTTTGTGGCTTTGGTGGGATGTTCGGCTTTCCGGCAATAAGCGACGCAGCGGCTTTCTCCATTCGCTCCGCCAGCTCATGTAACCGTGAATCAACAGAAATTTCCGGCTGTCCGAGCTTCATACGAACAGCATCAACAAGCCAGGCAGTTTTGTTCCCCCCGGAAGCGATAACAGAGCTGTTAAACTCATCCAGTAATTCAGGTGGGATGCGGAACGCGACCAGACCAGATTTGCTCATTGTAAACGACCATATCAGCGAGAACATCTATACAGCATACCACTGTATAACGCTGTTATACGCTCAAACATCAACCAGAAAATAACGAGTCAGTCACAAAGCCAGTGATTCAGGCCACACATGGCAGCAGCACCATAACGCCCACAAATACCACCAGCGCAACGCTGAGCAAATAAAGCTGCGAACACGGGGAAACCATAAAACAACGCCAGGGACCTGATTGTGGCGCTATATGTTGGTGTTTTTGACGGGGAGTATTTATTGCCTCCCCTTTCGTTCGCTGTGTGGTTACGGCATATTCATAACGCCCGTACAGCTATGCCGTTCTGACACATTCACCGTTAATTGCGTTATCTGCCCCGTCATTGTCACGGATAACCACACACTGTCCCGGCAGACCATAACGGGAAACGATACAGCGCACACCAGCACCATCTCCCGTTTGTGTTCTGTCCTGTCGCCTTTCGTAAACATTCACCCGCTCAAGCACCCCGTCGCGAACCATTGCCTCAAGCGTTCGTCTGGTTGATTCAAGATGATGCCGTTTATTGAATGCATCCATGCCGTGAAGCAGGTAAGCCACACCAGATACATCAAATGGCGGCGGACCGATTTCGGTTGTTACCCATTCGCGGTGATCCGGACGGTAGTAGCTGAGAATTTCTTTTTTGCGACTGGTAAGCCTCATCTGGTCAGTCCTTATTGTAGGAGAGATGTCTCATACAATAAGCTATATGGCAGATTTTAAAAGAACAGAAATATGCCAGTTCAGATTTAACAGATATCAACGGAGTCAGGCTTATGGTGCATGATGACAAAGCTGAGGAGCTGGAAGCGAAGGGGTTATGGCGACGCGCGGCCAACCGCTGGGGCGAGTTACTGAAACAATCTGCGAGTGATGAAGCGCGTCAGTACGTGACGGAAAGACGAACGGCATGTATCCGAAGGGCAACCATGCCCAGAGAACCGCAAAGGGATCAGATTTGTGCCATAAGAACCGCTGCAACAAAAACACTGGCTGGCATGGGCATAGACCTTAAAAAAGAAGATCCACTGCGTGGTACGTTATACGGGCACACAGGGCGCGATAAAAAGTGAACTGATGGAGCAAGGAAACAAAAAAAGGCTCGCCGTAACGAGCCGTAACCTCTGGGGAAAGTTGGCAATATGAAGATAATAAATGATGATGGAGAAAAGCGAGCCTGTACATAGATTTGTGTAATTGCCTGATTTTGATATGTTCAATCCAGCATCAAATGAAGGTTAATTTATGGACGAAAAACAGTTACAGGCTCTGGCTAACGAACTGGCCAAAAACCTCAAAACCCCTGAAGACCTCAGTCAGTTTGATCGGCTGCTGAAAAAGCTCAGCGTTGAAGCCGCTCTCAATGCTGAGATGACACACCATCTTGGGTATGAGAAAAATCAGTCCAGACCAGGAGCTAACTCCCGCAACGGTTATTCCACAAAGACCGTTATCACAGGCGACGGTCCACTGGAACTGCGTACTCCGCGCGATCGTGACGGTACCTTCGAACCACAACTGGTAAAGAAAAATCAGACCCGTATTACCGGGATGGATAACCAGATCCTCTCGTTGTATGCCAAAGGGATGACCACCCGTGAGATAGCTACTGCGTTCAAAGAACTGTATGACGCAGATGTTTCACCGGCACTGATATCAAAGGTCACCGATGCCGTGATGGAGCAGGTTGTAGAATGGCAAAACAGACCACTGGATGCTGTTTACCCCATTGTTTATCTTGACTGTATCGTCCTGAAAGTTCGGCAGGACAGCCGCGTCATCAACAAATCGGTGTTCCTGGCACTGGGCATCAATATCGAAGGTCAGAAAGAACTGCTGGGTATGTGGCTGGCCGAAAATGAAGGGGCGAAGTTCTGGCTCAATGTGCTGACTGAACTGAAAAACCGCGGTCTGAACGATATCCTCATCGCCTGTGTGGATGGCCTGAAAGGCTTCCCGGATGCCATCAACACAGTATATCCGAAGGCCCGCATCCAGTTATGCATCGTGCATATGGTGCGCAACAGCCTGCGCTTCGTGTCATGGAAGGACTACAAAGCCGTCACTCGCGACCTGAAAGCGATTTATCAGGCTCCCACGGAAGAGGCAGGTCAGCAGGCACTGGAAGCGTTCGCTGCGGCGTGGGACAGTCGCTATCCTCAGATAAGCAGAAGCTGGCAGGCTAACTGGCCGAATCTTGCCACGTTCTTCGCTTATCCAACGGACATCCGCAAAGTGATCTATACGACGAATGCCATCGAGTCGCTAAACAGCGTGATCCGCCATGCGATCAAAAAGCGTAAAGTGTTCCCGACAGACGACTCGGTGAAAAAAGTGGTGTGGCTGGCAATCCAGTCTGCGTCCCAGAAATGGACGATGCCGTTGAAGGACTGGCGAATGGCAATGAGCCGCTTTATTATCGAGTTCGGTGACCGCCTGGACGGTCACTTCTGA